CTGCTTGTGAATGGTGATCCTGTGGGTATGGGCAGTCGCGTTGTGTTGGGAAATAGATCTTATCTCTTGACTGCAAAGCATTTACAACGGGCTTTGGTGGGAGAACAAACTTACATGTGTTCTAACACCAAATCCTGGCGTATAAGCAAATGCAGCTTTTGGGCTAGTCAGGATTTAGATCTTATGTTGGTTGACATACCAGAAACAGTTTGGTCTTTATTAGGAGTGAAAGCTCTCAATATAGGCGAAGCTGTTCCAGGTGATACAATCCAGTTGACAGGCTACTCCAATGGAACGCTCGCATTCTCCATTGGTACTCTTCTTCGTGCCGGGAATATGTTTTTGTTAAAACATACTTCCTCAACTCTTCCAAGTTGGTCTGGTACTCCAGTCATTGTGAAGAACAAGATAGTAGCTGTACATACTGGAAGGGACGCGGGCCTTAAAGAGAGAAATGATTGTACTGGTGTATATCATATTCTCAAAATGCTAGAACTTTCTAATCAAGAGTCTCCGAGAGGAAAGTTCGCAGGTAAAGAAATACAAGCAGAAGAGTTAATCAACAATGATTACTCTTATGTTGAATATGATATACCTGGCATAGGCAGCGTCCTCACAGGAAATGATGTGTTTGCAGTAGACACACGCAAACCGCGTGACGTAGAAAAGGGCTTCAAGATGAAACCTTGGCATTTAATGGCTGAGGAAGATGATGATGCTTTCTACGATTCTGCACCTGTATGGAACAAAGAAGGCGACTTCGATGTTATCGTACAAGCTGCTTCACATCAGTCTTTAAACTTCGAAGCTCCACAACAGCAGGTAGTGGAGCTCTCGAAACCCTGCGCGCCCTTGGCAGTTACCACTTTGCAGACAGTAGTGACTCAATCTCAGAAGGAATGCCCTTCTACCCCTGTGGTAGAAGTGCAGTCTCCTATAGAGGTGCAAAAGCCAAAGGCGAGCCCACTGAGCTCAAAGAAGGCCGCAAAGTCTTCAAAGAACTTGAAGAGTGGGCGTGGCCAGAAATGGGCGCAGAAGCAGAAATCGCAAGTCTCTGCTTCCAAGCCACAAGGTTCACAGCAACCAGTGAACCAGAAGGCCTCAGGGAGTCAATCGAAAAGCTCCTCACGTTATACCCCTCCACACAGGCGTCCAAAGCCTGCAGGGAGTGGTCCCGTGAAGAGCTGAGATCTCAAGTTGAATGGGAGGTAGATCATTCTTTGAATATGAAGGGTTCCCCTGGAACTCCTCTTTCGAGTCTAGCTCCCACTAATGCTAAACTCGTGTTTAGCCATAGAGATTTCCTCGTTTCCTGTGTTGTAGATCGGTTGTTACTGTTATCTGAAGAAACTCCTACTCACATGACTCCACAACAACTCGTGAAAATGGGTTGGTGTGATCCTGTCCGTCTCTTTGTTAAACAAGAACCCCATAAGTTAATTAAGGTCATTACAAAGAGATTTCGATTAATTTCGTCGGTTTCAATCGTCGACCAGTTAGTCGAAAGGGTGCTTTTCGGCGTTCAAAACCGGAAAGAAATCGATTCTTGGCAACTCATTCCCTCTAAACCGGGGATTGGGTTGACAGATGAGATGGCACGGTCTGTTTATAATAATGTTAAAATGGCCTCAAACCGTTTTAAAATGTATGAAGCAGATGTGTCCGGATGGGATTGGTCTGTCCAACTATGGGAACTGTTGGCAGACGCTGAGATTCGTGTGCGGTTGTCAGTAGGAGCACACCCCTTTGTCAAAGAGCTATGATCAATCGAATTCATTGCTTAGCTCGTTCCGTCTTTTCTCTTTCTGACGGAAATCTCTTTGAACAAGGCAAACCTGGATTGATGAAATCTGGGTCGTATCTCAC